ATTCCCAGCCGTCGCCGGTTCTTTGCTAATGACCTGATCCGATTTATTACGCTTGCGTAATTCTGTATAATATTTTGGGTGTTTAAATACGTGCATTAATGTTTACCGTATATAACAGATTTAATATCTTTATTCCAGCAGGCTCTGCAGTCTAAACACTTGCCGCCCTGTTCAGGGGCTGGACAGGTTCGAGCGTCGCCAGTTGTTACGCCTGAGTCATGAGACCAGGCAGCCGTCACAGGTCCATCTATCTTAGATCTTGACAATCTAATCACCAGGTTGTCAGGAACCTCTTCAGGGGCTGGCAGGAATTGCCGCTCCTGTGTTGGCAGCCAGTGCTTCGTGTCCGGTGTTAACCTGCATACTTCTAAAATTTTTTGCATATGTTCAGGGCTCTGTACATCTCCTGCATCATGCCATCTAAAAAACTTATGGCGTTTTATTACTGTAGCCATGGCCTGGACCCAGTCCGGATGTTCAATTGCTTTCAGTCTCCTGTATTGAGCGTTTTTAATTGCTGGGTATCTGGTATAGTTGCCCTTCTTAGCGTAACAGAAAAAACAAGGCGTCCCCTCCACCTGTGATAGCTTCCAGCCGGTCTTGCATTCCCACGCGGGAAGGCTGTAGCTCAGGCCAGGCATCTTGCTTGTACGTGTAAATGAGTCTGTAATCTTTAATGCTTCATTAACTTTCATTTTAAATTCTCCTTTATAATCCTATTACTATCACTTGGTCCGGGCTCTGTCAAGCTTGAAGCTTGGCGCTTGGTGCTTGGCGCTTGGGGCTCGTGCCCTCTGGTTATCCAGCCCAGGCGTTCTTCTTTTTTTGTAAGTCCTCGTTGCTTGATGCTTTTGAAAAACTTTTCACAGCTGGCCAGGTAACTGGCCGGCAACGTGCCATGGTCCTGAGTGAACCATGGCAACAGGTTATTGTGTTTAATTCTTTTATTCATATCCAAACATATCTAGATAAGATTCTTTCTCTTCCTCATCTTCGAAGATCTTCTCTAATTCCTTCAGTACTTCAGGATCTTCCAGCTTGTCCCAGTTGATAGCTTTGTTAAAACCAAATGGATCATTATCTTTTTTAGTCATATGTTTTTTTCCTTTCTAACTTATCCTATACTATCTCATATCGCCTGTCAAGCTGCTTGTAGCTTGACGCTTGCTACCTGAATCATATCAAACCAGCCGCGTTCCGTCGACGTACTAGCGGCCGGCCAAACTCCAGGTCGCTAGGTTTTACCCATGATCGCTAACGTACAGGGAAATGCTAGAAGCAAGATTTGGACGCCCTTGAGCTTTCACTATTATTAGCAGGACCATCAAGCAGAGGTAATTCCACTGCGGGATCTTCCATTACTTTAATTAATGGTCCAGCAAATAATGATCAGTCACTATGCTACGAGGGTGTCGTACGCCCTTCAGATTCCGGTACGAATGCGGTTGCAACATAGGGCTCACCGTTGTTATAGTGTTTATCTCCACAGTCAATAATGACTGATCCCAGGTCACACTAAAACCGAAAAGTTACGAGAGGCAAACAACCCAGTCTCTTCTCAATTTCGGACATCATTTAAGATTAGTCAAATCTCTAATGTGACCAGGGATCAGTCCCAATCGCTCCAGGCAATACATAAATGTTTGCTAATCACGACGGGGATATAATCCCGTTATTTTGAGTTTTTAATTCCGTAAATAACAAAAGGGAATATCTCCTATATAATAGTTGACAATCCCATTGTCAAGTGTTAAAACAAATTATGCAAATTAAAAATAACAGAAAGGTCAAAATGGCAAAAATACGAATGAATACCGAGTTAAGAAACAAACTCTTTAATAAGATCAAACATACATTTGAGAATGAAGATACTCAAGAGAGAGAATTATATCTTCAAGCAAGAGAGTATGTTGATGAACAATATAAAAGTGCGAGTGAACTTGCAAAAGAAGTTGTATCAAGATCATATCCACCAGAAGATGTTTCAACATTAAGACACTTCAAAAATAAATATGGAAGTCCTTGTGATGTTGTTGCAAAAGATAAATGCTTTTACTTTGCACATAACGAAGATGTAAATGACGAGGGCGAAACAGAAGAAACAAAATCTCATTTTGATTTTGGTTTGTTTGGCAATCTAAATGGTAGTGAGTATCAAGATTACGAGGGTAAAAAGTTTGCATTTGCATATTTTAGAGAAGAACTAAAAGCACAAGATTGCAACCCAGATATCTATGCACAACAAGAGGGCAAAACTGATAACCCACACAAAACAAAGCACGTAGATCAATGTATGAAAGCACTTGGTTATAGTGGCAGACATAGTGGCGATAATATTGGTATGACAAAAACTTTTGACAATCCATATTATCTTGATGTAATTGGAACATCTTATTGCAGATCAAGAGCAATCGCTTGTACTAAAGATGAATACTCTAAATTTGAGGAGTGGCGAATTGCAAAAGCTAATTTGGTATCTAAACATCAAACATGGATTGATACAATTACTAAACAATGCG